ATTTGAGCGGTTTGGCATTGAACCAACGAAGGGCATGGCGACCCTTGATCCGGCGCAAGTGGCGCTTGAGACCAAGAACGTCGCCCCAGGCGTCGGGCCATATGCCTCGCCGTCTTATGAACGCATCGGTCAGCAGGCCGGTGAAGCGGCTGTCAAAGAGACTGGCGGCCAGCCGTTGTCGGACGTGCGCGGCTCCGTGGGGCAGGCCGTAGGTAAAATCCAGTCTGAGGCCGAGAAGGCCGAGGAGGTATACCAGAACGCCTATAAGAAGGCTGGCGAAGTCGGCGGTCAGTTTGATCGCAATGCAATCCAGAACATCGGTTCAAACATCCTCGACAAGTGGGCGGCGGATGACGATAAGCTCGCTTTCTGGAATAGCGATGCCGCCCAGAAAGCCGCGCAAGACCTTGATAAGGTTTTGGGGTCCCCGATCAAAACATCGTCTGCAACCGCCGCCGAGAAACTCGGAGAGACGCTTGGCGCACCGATTGAAGCCGGTGGCCCGTCCTATCGCATCCCAGATACGTTCCGCGCTGCAGAAGAAGGTCGCAAGACCCTTCGGTCGGCGCTGTCAAACGCGAGCAACCCAACTGATCGGGCTGCTATCAGCCAGATGATCAATGACTTTGATGATCACATTGAGAACGCCGTCAACGAAGGTGCTTTCAGTGGCGATCCTTCTGTCGTTCAACAATGGCAGGACGCTCGCTCCGCATACAAGAATTACATGGATCGGTTCGGGATCAAAAAGACGGGCGGCGATTCGGGATCGCTGATCCGTTCTATCGTCGACGGCACAAAGACGCCGGATGACGTGTCTCGCATGCTGTACAACTTCTCCAACACTGGCGATGCTTCTATGGCCGCTTCTGCTGGCAATACGATCCGCCAAATGGAACGCGCTCTCGGGCCAAACGCGCCCGAGATTCAGCAGATCAAGAACTCTTTCCTCCGCCAGCTCATGACGCCAAATGGCGGTACCCAGAAAGACTTTGCAACGACGGCCAAGAATATCACCAACTTCCTTGAAGGGCGTGGCGGCGGTGTCGCGCGTGAGATGTTTGGGCAAGACCAAGTCAACATGTTGAAGGACTTCTCCAACATCATGGCGCAGTCTGCGGCACAAAGGGTTGCGCCTACCGCCCAGCAAATGGGGCCTCTCCGTTATATGCTGAAAAAAGCGCCGCGTGAGTTGGTCGACAACTTTTTGATCCCGATGGCCTACGCGCACCCTGTTGCGGGCGCGGTGATGGCCGGTTTGAAATCAATCATTGACCTTGGTGGCGCATACAAAAACGCACCCGAGTATTTGTCGAGCGTGGCGAATGCGCCGTTCACACGCCCAGCGGAAAGAAAAGTCATGCCTGAACTTCGCAAAGCGATCCCTCTGGGGGTTACTGAAATGAACCGGCAAGAAGACCTTAGCCGTCGTGGCCGTGCCACCGGTGGCAAGGTCGGGAAATTAAGCGCGTCAGCCAAAGCAGCAAGATTGATTGCTATGGTCGACCGCATTAAAAAGGAACAGGGCAACGAAACGAAGCCCTTGTTAAACCTTGACGACACTACCGTCGCCAAGGCACTCGCAATCGCCAATAGGGGTATCTAATGGAAAACTTTGAACTTGAACTGAAGCTCACCGTCGCGCACGTCGATGCTATTTTGAAGCATCTTGCCAAGGGCACGTATGAAGAAGTGGCCCACGTCATCGCATTGTTGCATGGCCAAGCGCAGCCACAAATCCAAGCCGCCGCAGTTGCGACGCCTCCGGTTCCTGCAGATCAGCCTGCAGAAGCCGCTAATCCTCCGGCATAAATTTGGCGTAGGACAATGTGCGGATGACGTAGCCTTTCTGCTTTGACGAGTAGCGGGCTACGTCAAACGTATCAAAATTGTCGCAGAGCCACATAACCATCAAAGCAAAAATCAGGCTATCGCCATAATACGCGATCAGATCGTTCTCGGGGTCAAAATCATTCAATTGCTGGGCGACGCGATATTCAAAGCGGTGGATATTTTCATCGCCAAGAAGGTTGTCAAACATCGGGCGGTCGCAGACATAGACAATTGAATCGGCCAAACCATCAAGGTCCTCAGAATCAAATCTGAAACTTGGGTTTGGTGCAAACACCCGCTTGTACCTTCTCATATAAAACTCCTTAGCCACTTCTTCACTTCTGATGTAAAATTTAGACCCCCTCTATAGTCCGAGGGGGTGTTGGCCGCAACAAACATTCGGGTATGGGTGCCCTTCTTAGCATATATTTTGTAGTGACCAACGGTCTGTTTTATATCATCTATTTCCACTTCAAGACGATCAAATATTTCAACTATTTCCTTCAATCTTTTCCGCATTATTAATTGTCCTTAATGCATCCGTGAACAATTTGTCGCCAATGTAGGAACGGACGCCGCCGAGCACTTGCAGGGCGTTGTCTCGTTGCCGTTCAGCCTCGGCCAATTTTTTGCGGAGGCTGATGATCTCGTCGATTGTGATTTTGTCCGCATGGCGGTCGGTTGGGGCGTAGGGCCCCAACCATCCTTTTTGTGTCATTTAGGTGCCCCTGTGGTCTGAACGACGAGGTGTTCAAGAGCATCCATCATGCCCGGTGTCACGACGACTGGCAAGCCGTGATTTTCAAGACCCTTGCCAAGCCCTGCTTGGACGCGGAGTTGCGCCACTTGCTGGAGGATCGGGATCGCGCTGGCGAGCTTCTCGGCCTCATACTTTTGGTTGACGGCATACTGAATGTCCGAATCAAAAATGAACGTGTCCGCCCAGCCAATGAAGTTCAGCGTAATGCCGACCGACGCAAAGTAGTCCTTCGTCGCTTTCTCAACTGCGTTCATGATCGGAACCATGTCCGTGTTGGCCTCGTCAAACGTCCGGCGACCGATCTCGTTGCAGACCAATGTCTGCACCTTTTTGCGACCGACGTCGTCCATGACTTCCTGCAAAGAGCGCCCGTAATAGACCGAGGTGAAAATCACCTGCGGGTCAGTCGGGGAGCCCTTGGGAGGTGTGACGCCGAAGTTGTAGAGGAACTTGGCGGCGTTCTCCTCAGCGACGCTGGTGCCGATGCTGACGCCAGCGGTAATGTTCAGGCCCTCCTTTGACTGGCACGGAAAGCTCTCGTCCCTATTGCTGGTGCCACGGCTCGATGACCGAACCCATTCGCGGCTGTAGGGCGTCCTGTCGACGATATAGAGGCGACCGGTTGGGACATAGAAGTCCCAGCCAAGGAAGCCGCCTGAGCCACCGAGCTTGGTATGCGGGATCACAAAGCGCTTTGATGCAATCTTGCGCTCGGCATAGTATGCCTCGCTTTCAAATTGCTTTTGATCGTCCTTGTTTGCACCGACGTCAGGCACCCAAAAGGCAGACTGGTTTGGTAAGATCGTGTAGGCTTCGGTCTTGTCGGCGCTGTCCGCATAAGCCCACGCGCGATCCGCCACCGAGCCCGATACGGCGAAAACAATTGCCCCCGCCATGATCGCCTTGAAGAAAGCCTCAATGTTGCCTTTCCAGATGCGATAGAGAGTGAACAGGGTCACAAAGAAGATCGCCAATTCAAAGATTTTGAATATCGTCATTGTCAGCGATGATTCAAAGTATGCCGCGTTAGAGTTGTCAAATTGGCTCCCAACTGCGTCGCCGGTCACCAATGTCTGCACTGATGAAAATGTTATCATGGCTACTGAGTACACAAAAATTGTGACCAGTGTTGCAATCCACTTATTCTTCATCTTCTTCTTCCTCTTCTGCAAAACGCCAAGCAACAATATTGTGTCCACTAGGGGCTTTGTTGCTCCAGTTCCAAAGTTCCGAGCGACGTTTGTGGGTACTCCTTTCACCGTTTTCCAAAAATACCTCGGTGTACTTTCTTTTTGCTTTTTCTGGGGTAATATCCTCAGATGTCGCAACATGCGGACGCCAGTATTTTTTTCTGGCTTCCCTTTTTTCAATTTTTTCAATCATTTCATCGCGAAGTTCTTTGATCAAGTTGGTTACCCAAATTCTGTCTTCAGTTTTCATTTTTGCTCTCCATCAGGTGAAATTGCATTTTGAATATCAAGTGCAATGGTAGGAAGGTTTGTTGGTGATCCATCACCGGCGAGACGAGCATACCCAACAATGTCGTCCCAATGATCGCGGAAATCTTGATCGCCACTTAAAATGCGAGAAATTTTCAATGCGACCATTTCAAGCGATTCTTTTTGCATGTCGGTCAATTTCTGCCAGTTCCTGCCGCTACGCATTACATCTTTAAGCGACTGGCTCAGACCAGCATTTTCCAAGAAGTTGCCGTGAGTTTTTTGACGAGTAGCCAAAATGTTCATTTTGTTCTCCAAATGAAATTCTTGATTCTGGTATATAAGCTCAATTTCTGCGGTTGATATTTTTGTGTCTTCTTCTCCTGTTTGATTTGATACCATTCGTCCGGGTGCCCCGCTTTCCCTTGACGGTAATACAATTCTGCCAAAATGTCGTAACGCTCTTCCCAGTCGCGAATGACACGACGAAGGCGTCTTTCTTCCGAAGGGGTTCCAACCAGTGGCTGCGCCTCGATCATATCCCATCTGCGGTCCTCACGTCTGCGAACCTCGCTATCATATTTTTCTTTCAGTGCAGTGTTCTCAACCTCAAGGTCTGCAACGCGCCGTTTAAGACGCTCATAATCCAATGTTGTTGGCATGATCAATTTTCCCATTTGTTTGGCTGCAACAATTTGAATGTGTTGCCGCCGTGAATATCAGTCTTTGCTTCAATCTGAACCGCATTAATGTCGCTCAAAATTTTCATTTGTGCGCGGACGGTATAGCGATTGCTGTCAAACTCTTCGGCAAGCTCCTCATATGTCTTTGAGAACGACGTATACCCATACACAGCGTAAATCCTGATCCACAAAATCTTTGCCGATGCGCTGGCTGTTTTGTGGTTCAGCATCTTCATAATTAAATTTATCATTTCTTCTCCTTCTCGTATTTAGGGCGCAACCCTTTAAGACGCTTTATCGCATTCTCGGGATACGTCCTGCTAATATGCAAGATTGATTTAATTTGTTCAATCTTGCGGCGTCTGTCTCTGCGACCTGATAAATCGCTGATGACAAATTCATTTTCAAAATCGTTCATTGCAGAAACGGTTTTGAGGCATGCTCTGACAACACTGTCGCGATCCATATCATCAACAATTGATACGCTCATCAGGATGTCGCCCTGTTTCTCGGCATTGCTTGGTGGCACCCCGACCATCCTCGGTCGGGGGCCCAGCCCAAATTCATTGATATATTCATTCACAAGTTCTTGAAGCGTGATCGTAGCTTCCATCAAGACGATTGATTGATCAATCATCTCACTCCCCTTTCTTTTTCTTTTTGTCGATGACTTTCACAACAGTGAAGGTGTTGCCATCCATTTTGCATGCCGAATAAAGTTTGAACTGCTCGGCGGTCACGCCATACAGACGTTCCATCTTTTCAAAATCAGTGACGGAGCGCTGGGACAAATACACATGAACGTCGCGCTCGGAACCTTCATGGATGCCCATGTTGTATTCTGCCTCAACGGCATCTTGCAAAGCCTCGTAGGCAGCCTTGGCTTCCTTGTATACGGCTTCGGCGTCAATGAGCTGGTCGATAAGGGAACGGTTTGACATTTGAATCTCCATTTGAAATTTGGTCAGCACCTGCTGACAGGGTGTTTATGGCATATGCCAAACACCCTGTAAACAAAAAAATGTCTGTCTCCTAATTTTTTTACGGCGTCAAAAAATGCGCCTGTTTTTATAATCAAGATATATCGCTGTGATTATCATTTGAATTGTGAGCCATCCGAAGATGGTCGCTCCTGCGTAAAGTATTAACATGACGACGTCTCCAAAGTTTTTCCGCTTCTGCCTGAACATATGGACGAATCCGATCAGGAAGGGTTGCCAGTGCTTGTCTTCTCTCCTCTTTGGTTGGGAACTCAAGAATGTCGCATGCTGCGAGATAAATGTAAAATGAACATGCGGACTGAATTGCAAGTGTCTGATCTTTAAGTTCTTTTCTTCCTTTTATCACATCCTCGATAGCCTCACTTGGTCTCCCATCCGGCCAAGTAATCGGTGAAAGCGTCCCACGCGGCATCCGCGCCGAGCGCGATGCAGACGAACGACCCCGCTTCCCTTGCCGCATTTAAGTACTCCCTTTGACCGTCCTGCCACTGTGATTTGGTATGATCTCGCCGTTTGATCTCGCAGACAAACGACGGCGAGCCTGGGATGATAACATCTGACGCGCCCTTGGTCATACCCTCGGCTTTCTCAATTGCCGCCATGGCCCATGTGCGCTTCCCCTCGTTGCGGGGATGCACCGCAATCGTCCCCCACAGGGCAGGATATTTTGAGCGCAGCCGGTTGAAAAACGTCACTTGCTCGACGCTCTCATTGGGGCATGCGCCTCTGTATTGCGTATCGCCATACACGGCTATTTCACTTGGGAACTTCATCTGCTTTCCTGTTGTAAGCATATACCTTGTAGAACTTTGAATCGGTTTCCTTCTGGTAGGTGATAGTCTCGGGCGGCTGGCCACCCAATGCAAGGAACATCGACCGATCACGGAACCCTTGTGTCCAATTGGGCTCCTTGAAAACCCAGAATGAGAACGACCGGTAAGTTGTGGTGACGTTGATCCGCCAACACTCCCTGCCTGACTTGCTTATCGTGCTGTTGACTTCCCAACCGATCACTTTGTCGGTCTGACGCCTCGTGGGGTCGGCTTTCATCTCTTTGAATGCCGCGACGAGCTTCTCATTGGGGTCTACAATCTCGCCCTTGCACTCGGCGCAGTATCGAGCCGCTATGTCGTTTTCACCCTCGCAGTGCGGGCACTGCTTAAACGTGTATCTATACCCGCACTGAGTGAGGTTGCCCGCGACCAATACTCGACTATTACATCTTCTGCCATAGTGTGCCGGGACGTACCCGTATTCTGACTGAATTGGTTTGCCGTCGAGATCACAAAAGTACCCAAAAGGGTCGATGGCGAACCCTGAAGGATTAGGCCGCGCTTTGTATTCATTTTCTACCTCGCATATTGGACATTTGCATTTGATGTATTGGCCTTCTTCCTTGGCCTTGATCGTTCTGATGCTTGGGTCAAACACGTCGCCGTCTGGGCAGTGTCGCTCAATGTTCTCGGCGTAGTCAAGGATCAAGCAATCTTCCTTCCCGTCGCACAGGCGTAGCCCCCGACCGATGATCTGCTGCAGGAGGCCGACTGATTCGGTCGCCCGAAGCATGGCGATGACGTCGACGTGAGGCGCGTCAAAGCCCGTGGTCAAGACCGACACATTCACTAGATACTTGATCTCACGCGCCTTGAACCTTGCAATTATGGAGGCGCGTTCCTGATTTGCAGTGTCACCGGTCACAATCGCGGACAACTCCTGCGGTAGGCTGGCGAGGCACTCATAGGCATGCTGCACCGTGGCGGCAAAAATCATGACGCCCTGCCGGTCGCGGCTCTGGGCTACGACGTCGGCGATGATGTCAGCCGTCGTGCGCCCGTGACCGATATAAGCGCGGTCGACATCGGCGGCATCAAACTGGCCACGGCTGTTCAACTTCATGTCGAGCGTGTGGTAGCTCTCGGCGTGGATTGCGCCTAGCCTCGGGGGCGTCAGATAACCCATGTCGATCAATTGTCGAGCAGTGATCCGGTCAACGCATGCGGCAAAGTATGGTTTGTCCGTCTCATGAGACGGCACCGGCTTCCCGTCCGGCCACCGCCCGAAGATGTAACCGGTGTTCATGCGATACGGCGTTGCCGACATGCC